CGAGTCTACTAAGTGGACTCGTGCCGACGCGGAAAGCCCCGACATTTCGCCGCTGGTGGCCGTGACCTTGGCTTACTGGGGCGCCGAGCGGGCGAAGCGGACGAGCGTGGTGGACATGGACGATATTTGGCAGAAGATCGCGGAGGAGGACGGGTGACGCTTTCGGTGGGCCTCGATATCGCCGGCGCCGTCGTCCTGGCCGCCGCAGCGTTCCTTGTTGGCGGTCCGATTGCCGCGCTGATCTTCGCGGGCGTGTGTCTGCTTGTTGCGGCGGCACTGGTGGAGCGGCCGAGGGCAACCCAGCAGCCTCGTAGGCGCCGGAAGCCGGGTAAGCAGCGTGTTCCGCCGCCTGCCGAGGCTTTGACAAACGCTGATCTCGACGCCCTTCTGGCGGCTGAGCACGCCGGGCGATAGTCGCCCCCGCGCCCGGGAGGTGACCCCCACATGGCATTCCTCAGCCGTGCGATAACGGCGCTTGAGCGTCGCGGCGCGCCCGGATACTTGCCCTGGGGCGACTCGACGCCTTTGAGCAACTCGATGACTGGCGGCCAGTCGGCCGGCGGGTTCATCGTGAACGAGAAGAGCTCGCTTCAGGTGACGGCTGTGTACGGGTCGGTATCGGTTATCGCGGGCGCGGTCGCGTCGCTTCCGCTGGACCTGATGACGTCACCGCATAGGCGGAACGGGAAGGTTCTTCCGCCGAGCCCGCTACTTCAGCATCCGTACGCGGAGATTTCCGCGATCGACTGGTGGACCCAGTTCACCCTGAGCCTCGCACTCCGCGGCAACTTTTACGGGCAGATCGTCCAGCGCGACCCGCAGACGCTGTTTCCGCTTCAGATCAAGCCGGTTCATCCGGACCACGTCGCGGTTGGGCGCCTGGTGGACGGAACGATCGAGTATCGGTATTGGGGGCAGATCGTTCCGAAGGATCAGGTCATTCACGTCAAGCTGCTCTCCGTTCCGGAGGCGCTGACGGGCCTGAACCCGGTCGAGTATCTCCGAACGATCATCGGTGGTGCGCTTGCGGCGGACAACTACGCCAACAGCTTCTTCCAGAACTCGGCACTCCCGTCGGCGGTCATCGAAACCCCGGAGGATTACGACGAGGAGGAAGTGAAAGCGTGGGCCCGTGCTTGGAAGCAGATGCACCAGGGCACCGGTCAGTCGCAGGGGCTCGGGATTATCACGGGTGGCGCGACGCTCAAGCCGATCACTATCACGCCAGCGCAGGCGCAGTTTCTTCAGTCCCGCCAGTACAGCGCCGCGCAGATCTCCGGCCAGATTTTCCGGGTTCCACCCCACATGATCGGGATTGTCGACCGGACGACATCGTGGGGGACGGGGATTGAGCAGCAGGAGATGGGGTTTGTCCGGAACACCCTGATCGATTACATCGCCCGTGGCGAGCAGTTGATGACGGCGTGCCATCCGCCGGGCCAGTTCGTCCGATTTGACCTGTCTGAGCGGTTGCGGGGCGACAAGTTGTCGCGGTTCCAGGCGAACGCGCTGGGTGTCGCCGGCGGGTTCTTGCTGCCGGATGAGGCTCGTGCGGACGAGGACTTGCCGCCGCTGCCGGGTGGGATTGGCAAGACGGCGTTGGCGCCGATCAACGCTACGACGTTGAAGCAGATGGCTACCGAGTCGGTTCAGTCGCAGCAGCAGAAGCAGAACGTGGCCGCGGGCCAGTCCGGCGATCAGCCGCAGCAGCCGTAATCGGCGTCGTGACCGTCGATGACGAGGCGTGCGTGGCGCTTCTCGGTGGCGCTTCGGATCCACTGACGAACCGTGGATGCTCGACGGCCGACGGTTGCGGCGATCTCTTCCAACGAAACGCCTTCGGCCTGTAGGCGCAGAACCTGTTTTTCCTGTGGCGCGAGCCGCTGGCCCGGTAGCCAGCGACCGGTGCCACAACGCGGGCCATCGTAAACGTGATCGACGAGCGTGGACCGGAGGCGCTCGCGCTTACGACTTTGACGGTCGACCAGCGTGTTGACGTGGCTGTGTTGGGCGTCATAGCTGTAACAGGGTGTGTGACGCGGGTCGTGGAAGTCGCCACAGCGACGACAGGGATCTTCGTGGTGCATGAATCGTGGCTAAGTATATAGCGGGAGTGGTCGTATGCAGGATGGATTTTTCGCTGCCCTAGCGAAGCACAGTCTTGGCAGCAGGTTGGGCCCAATCGATCCGAATGCGGCCTCTTACCTGGCCAGCGGCGGTACAGCTGACGCGTCGAGTGGCGAGCCAACGATCGCGCTGACGCCGCAAGAAGCGGAACTCGTGTTGCCCCGTCCGGGAGGTTCCTATGGAAGGCCGTGAGATGGGCGAGGAGCTGCGCGCCGATTCGTTCGGGCTTGAGTGGCGCAAGCGTAAGGCGGAACTGCTCGCGAAGCATCCCGAGCGCCGGGACTTCTCAACCACGGATTTTGAACTTCGGGAGGCCCCGAACGGGATTCTGCGGTTCTCCGGGTACGCGAGCGTCACCGAAACGCCGTATGAGGTCGGGTTTTACACCGAAACGATCCAGCGCGGCGCGTTCAAGCGGACGTTGAGCGAGTCGCCGGATGTGCAGTTACTCATCAATCACGGCGAGGGCGGCAGCGGCATGCCGATCGCTCGCACGGGCCGGAACATGACCCTTTCGGAGGACGATCACGGCCTGCGGGTCGACGCGGAACTCGACGCGGAGGATCCGGACGTTGCCCTGCTTGCCCGGAAGATGAAAAACGGGCTGATTGACCAGATGAGCTTCGCCTTCCAGGCCACGGATCAGTCGTGGAATGAGGAGTACACCGAAAGGTCGATTAGGGCGGCTTCGATTCACCGCGGCGACGTGTCAGTGGTGAATCAGGGCGCTAATGGCGCGTCGAAGGGTGCAATCCGGTCTCGGGAGGCCGCGAAAGCGGTTCGGCATCTCGGTTTGGAGCGTTTCCTGTCGATGGTCGACGAAATCGGCCAATTCCGGGCGCTCGGTGCTGAGAAGCGGCCCGGTGACGACGCGAAAGAGGCGTTTACGACCGTTTTGGGCCTGTTTTCGCGCGATTCTGACGATTCTGAGGGCGAAATTCAGGCTCTCGTGAAGGACTTTTTGGGGGTCAAAATGGTCCCCACGGAGGCCGAACCGGCGGCCGATTTGGCCGTTTCGGAGCCACCAGACGATCTTCGGGCGGTTCGCCGGCGCCGTCAGGACCAGTTGCGTCGTGCGCAGGCGCTTAGGAGGTCAAAATGAGCGTCGAAGTCGTCGCCGAGCCGCCCGTTTACGAGCGTCGCGCGCAGCAAATCGAAGGTGTTTCGTGGTTTCGCGACCTGATCTTCCGTGACAGTGACCGCGAGGCCGCTTTGCGTCTCGAACGGCACGCCCGGGAGGTTGAGCTCGAGCTTCGTGTCAACCCGAACCGTACTCAGGGCCAGGGCGGTTATTTCGCACCCCCGTTGTGGCTGATCGACCAGTTCGCGACGGCCCCAAGGGCCGGGCGGAGGCTCGCGAAGCTGATCGATGCCGAGGGGAACCTGTTTCCACTCCCGCAAGGCGTGCAGTCGGTCAACCTGCCGCGCCTGACCACAGGTAACGCCGAGGGCGGCGTCGCGGACGACGCCGACGACGCTTCTGCGGACGCGGTTGACGCGGCATCGACGTCGCCGGTGGTCACGATCAGCGGCCAGGCGGACGTCGCACTGCCCCTGTTGGAGCAGTCGCCTGCCGGTGCGCATCTTGACATGGCGTTTTTCCGGGATTTGACGGAGGCGTACGACCAGGCGCTTGAAACGATGCTGATCAACGGTTCGGGCCCGAACACGCAGCCAACGACGCAGTTCACCGGCCTGTTGAACCTTTCGGGCACGAACTCTGTGACGTACACGAGCGCGTCGCCGACGGCGACCGGCATGTTCACCTTCCTTGGGCAGAACAGCGCGCAGATCGGTAAGAACCGTAAGCATCCGCCTGAGGCGTGGCTGATGACGACGTCGCGCGCGTCGTGGCTCGGCTCGAGCGAGGACACGTCCAGCCGCCCGCTGATGATCGCGGACAACACCACGGAGAGCGGATCGTTCGATCTTCTGGCGTTTGAGGTCGCGATGGATGATGCGATCCCGACGACTTTGGGTGCCGGCGGTAATCAGGACGTGATTATTTTGTGCCGCCCGAAGGATCTGATGCTTTTTGAGTCGGCGCAGATGCCGAGGGTGATGATGGAGCCGTTGAGCGGCTCGCTTGGCGTGCGTATTCAGCTTCGCGGCTATGCCGCGTTCATCTGCCGGTATCCGACCGGGGTTTCG